ATGTTATACTTTGTAACTAATGCGGGACATCATAGAGCTCTGGGTATACGCGGAAGGTATTTGGCCCGAACATTCACTGTACGAACACTCGAAATTACTTTCCCTATTACTTGGCTGACAAAGTTCCGTATAGTGCTAAAAGAAGTACAATCACAACAATTCTTGAAAGTAATTAAGGCACTTAGTCATAAGTACCCGAACTTTGCATCACCACTTTTCAGTGTGAACTAGAACTACTACAATTTATTCCTCATTATAACTACTACCATTTCTGTAGTAGTTATACCTATTCTACTACTAAGTTAAGGAGATAAATGTTTATCTGTGATAAAGCCGGTTGTAATGTAAGAGTAGATGAATCCGAAGTAATTGAGGTGAGCAGAGATGGTAGTTATTTTCACTTCTGCTGCTACGCCCATCTCTACGATTGGGCCAAAACCCAAATGTATAATGAGTCAGGCTTAGGCGATAATACCCTCAGTATAACAATATATCAAGCAAGGCGTTTTAGGAAATGTCCCATTAACTGGCATATATCTAATTACTTTGCGAGCAGGGAATAGGCGAAATGATTACTGTTAAGTGTCCCAATTGTCAAACAATGATGGATGCGTATGACCCTAAGAACTGGCCCGGTCGTGAACCTGATGCTGAGTGTCCGAATTGTGGCGCGCTAGTAACTAGTTTGGGAAATGGAAGCACCTTTGCTCGTACTGGGGTAGGCTTCGTAGCGGTCTTATCTACACCTATTGCGCAAGAGGACCTTCATCAATGACACACATACTTCTTAACCCAACATGGTCATGTGTAAATAAGTGCGCTTATTGTTGGCTTAATAGCACTATAAGGAAAAGACCTGAACTATTAAATGCCAAGACTCGACCATTTGACGACTGGCTAAGTGCTGTTAAAAGAGAGTTAGTTAAGATAGAAACTACCACTGGTCGCACACCACTCGTCATAGATATTGCCGGCGGCGAACCATTTCTTCTTCCCTGGATTGTAGAGTTCATCGCGCACTTTCCTGAAGTACCCGTTGGTTTATCTACTAATGGATTACCTGATCACGTACTTCAATTGGTGCGAAGGCCCAAGTTACCCAACCTAATATCAATCAATATGAGCTATCACCCCGGCACAACAGAACGCTACCCTGACTACGAGCAATTCTTTCGCAATAGAGTACTAGACATTTTAGGTACTGGATACCCGCTGCATATAAGCGCTGTAGGTTATGGAGAGGGCGCACGGCTTGTACGCGACCTAGCTGGTTGGGCAACAGACATAGGAATTGACGTATATGTATCTCCCTATGAGGATATGGCTATGTTGGCAGATAAACAAGAACAAGGTCTCGTGTGTAAAGGTGGAATAAACCATATCGTGGTTGCGCCTGACGGCACTTCATGGCCCTGTCTCTCTACCTTGCGTTCACCATTCTGGCGCGAGTCAATATTGGGAAACTGGCTAGATGATAACATTGATATAAGCAAGAAGGAACAACCATGCCATATCTACTGCGTGGATTATTACTTTCTCAAACATCACCATAGAGATGGTGACATGTGGGGCGTGGAGGCACGAGAAGCATGAGAATAGGAAACTTGGAGGTTACTTTTGAGCAACTACAACAGGCGCTCGGCTTACCGTCGGGTACGAGAATAGTCAGCATTGATTGTGGCGCACGAGAATCAGCTTGCCGGGTAGTGCATATCTATGTAGAACATCGGGCACTTAGTGATATTCAGAGTACAACCATACCGCGCGTAATACACAAAACCGTTTGGCATAATACGGATGGTACAAGAGCGTGATAATACTACTCGTCCACTATAATCCTCAGCATTACGGTGGCGCAGAAAGTAATCTGCACGACCAGGCCAAGGCACTCACGCTTGCTGGTCACACCGTCATAATTGAGCATAAAGACCCAGTGGCAGCATATGAAAAGCACCAGCCAGATATAGTACACTTTCACACTATTCATCTTGGCATAGGCGTAGGTATACTCACGTGGGCACAAAATCTAGGTATCCCTCATTGCATCAGTATGCATGATTACTGGCCCTTTAGCCGCAACAGACTACTAATCATTGACTTCGATCAGTCCTGTCCCGGTGTCACGGGAGTCTGCGATAGAGATTGTATACGCTTTAACAATTGTCCGTATGGCCCAGCGCACACCGCGATTCGAGACGCCGTTAACAACACACCAACTATTGCGTTTAATACCTACTCGGCTGAAATCTATACAAGAAATGGTATTCGAGTAGATGCTGTTATTCCACACGGCATTGATACCGATTACTTTTGCCCTGAAGGCGAGAAGGACTGGGGAAAAGTAGTAACAAGCGCAGCATGGGCAAATCAACCACATAAAGGCGTGCATATTCTCAAGGCGGCTCTGCGTCGCGCAAAGGTAGATGCTACACTTATAGTAGGCACAACACGCGATAACGTTAGAAAAGTATTACAACGATCAGGAATTTGGGTGGGAAGTAGCGTATATGAGGAAACATTTTGGCTAAGTTTAACAGAGGCAATGGCGGTTGGTTGTGCTGTTATTGCTACGGATGTAGCAGGTGGTAAGTTTCAAGTTCGACATGGCGCAACAGGACTAATAGTTCCCAAACTCGATATTCAAGCTATGGCTGACGCAATCACCCACCTCGTTAGTGATCGTGAGCGTGCTATGATTCTCGGCAAGAACGCTAGGAAATGGGCAGCAGAAAACTATAGCTTCGCACGCTGGGGTCAGAACCTCTTACAATTCTATGAAAAACTTCTACAAGGATAGTCATGGTAAACTCCGTTGTAAAACGCGATGGGCGTACTGTGCCCTTCAAACAAGAAAGAATTACAAATGCCATTTTTAAGGCTGCGCAAGCCGTAGGTGGTGAAGATCGTGAACGTGCAGTTCTAATTTCTACTGCCGTAGTAGATAGTCTTAATGCGCAGTTTACTGACGATAACATACCAAGTGTTGAGCAGATTCAAGATACCGTAGAGAAGATACTTGTTGCGTATGGTCACGCAAAGACAGCAAAGGCGTTTATTCTCTATCGTGACCTGCACAGTAAATTGCGTGATATTCACGCACTAATAGATGCTAACGAGCTAGTACAAGGGTACTTAGATCGCCTAGACTGGCGAGTTAATGAGAACTCGAACATGAGTTACTCGCTACAGGGGCTCAATAACCATATTTTTACTGCTGTGAATAATGCTTACTGGCTCAATCAACTATATCCTCGCAATATCCGTAATGCACACATGAATGGCGATATTCACATCCATGACCTCTACCTACTGGCAGCATATTGTTGTGGCTGGAGCTTAGAGGACTTGTTGCTTCGTGGCTTTGGTGGTGTGCCGGGTAAGCTAGAGTGTAGTCCGCCTCGGCACTTTCGCTCCGCTTTGGGTCAAATTGCTAACTTTCTTTATACTGTTCAGGGCGAGGTGGCGGGCGCAGTAGCAATTAGTAGTTTTGATACACTGCTTGCACCTTATGTTTGGGCTGATGACTTGGAATATGATGAAGTCAAACAAGCTATGCAAGAGTTCATCTTTAACATGAACGTGCCTACGCGAGTAGGGTTTCAGTGCTTCTCAGAGGATACTGAGATTCTAACTAGTTATGGGTGGCGAAGTTACCAAGATGTAAAAGTTGACGACGCTATAGCTACATATAATCCCGATACTGAAATAATAGAGTATCTCCCGGTACTACGAATGTTTAGTGCACCATACTCGGGAATAATGTACAACCTAAAAAACAGAGTGAATGACCAGCTTATATCACCTGGGCATAGAGTTGTAAGGCGGGGGTTCAACAATAACAAGAAGATTACTATTCAGCCAATTGAGCAAGTACTAGAGTATAATTCGCCAGTTTGCATACCACTCCTGACAGGCGGAAACTCTATGGGTAGCAGCGAGCTAAATAATGACCTCGTTCGTATTGCTGCATGGATTATCTCAGATGGAACTTGGGATAAAACTGGTAGAGGTTTTGGAAGAATAACCATTTTCCAAAATAAAGACAAACACCCCGATGCATACCAGGAGATTATAGAAATCCTTGACAGACTTGAATTGGTCTACTCTATTAATGATAGCACTACTGGGTTTGGCTCAGTAACTCAAATACGTATTGACACACCTGGCTCACGACAGTTGGTAGAGAGTTTATGGAAAACTAGCAAAGACCAGGGCCTAAAGTTTATTCCAGAATGTATATTAAACGCAGATACCCGCCTTTCACGTCTTTTCATAGAAACTTACTTAAAAGGTGATGGCGATACCATCAGAGTAAGAACATCTACAGCGAGTAAAGAAATCAGGGATGGCTTGATCCATGTAGGAATAAATGCGGGCTTTATGTGTACAGTCTTTACGCGGGAATTTGATGGTCATTCGACCAATAAACAGGACTTATATGTTATTAATTTCCTCCGTTCAGAAAATACATATATTCAGGGAGTACGAGAAGTTCCTTATGAAGGTATAATTTGGTGTCCAACTACTAAGAACGATACTGTTATAGCGCGACGAAATGGAAAGACATTTATCACGGGAAACACACCATTCTCAAATATTACTATGGATGTACAGGTTCCCGCACACTTAGCTGATGGTAGTGTTGTCTTAGCTGGTGCATATAATCCACATACATATGGCGAGTTTCAAGAACAGGTTAATATGATTAATCGTGCATTCGCCGAGGTAATGCTGGAAGGCGATGCCAGCGGGCGAGTGTTTACTTTTCCTATACCTACATACAATATCACAGCTGACTTTGAATGGAATAATCCTAGCCTTGACGCTATGTGGCAAATGACGGGTAAGTATGGCATTCCCTACTTTGCCAACTTTGTCAACTCTAATATGAATTTAGAAGATACGCGTTCTAT